TAATTTGCCCACCATCAGCCACAACCATTTCATCCCCACCCTGTTTACGATAAACTTTGGGTTGGTAAGTTGCATCAGCCATAATTATTATCCTCCATTTCTTTATATAAAGGGGGCCGCCTAAACAACCCCCTCTAATTATTAAAGTATAAATTACTGAGCAGGTGTGTTAATAGGCCAATTGTTAGGAAATCCACAAATTGCAACAGCCCCAAGTTCCACAACTGAAGGGGTGCCAGAAGCAGAAACCATAATTCTAACATACCTGTGATCTTTATCTTTCTTATACCCAACAGCATACACAGTAGAAGCCTGAGTGTAAGAAGCTATAAGTTGCCACACACCAGAAGTAAGTGTTTGCCCCTGACTCACAACACTATGAATTAGTTGAGAACCATAAGGAACAACAGACCAAGTAGAAACACCAGCAGCAGAAGCAAGACCATGTTGAATTTGAAATTCATGATCAGTAGCAGCAAACGTGGTAGTTGCACCCGCTGTTGCCCCAACATTAACAACAAAAGTTATTGCTTCATAACTCTGAATATCAATTGTTTCACCAGTAATCAAAGCAGTTCCAACATCTGTTGTGGCTGGAATTGCTTGAAAAAATCCAAAATTACTATATACATCTTTTCCTGCACCTTGAGACATTATATATATCCTCCTTTATTATCTATACAAAATAAAATTTAATACTTTTATTAATTCAAATTAAGCAGTTAACGCCCCTACTACTCCAGCTTGATAATTTGAAACATCACCACCAACCCTAGCCCGAGTATAAAACTCAATAAAAGGTTTCACTGTGTAGGGGTCACGTTGTACCGTAATTCCTAACCTATCAACAATAGTATAAAACTCAGACCAATCAGCATATGCTACTGATTGTGAATCAGAAGCAGCAACAGGCATCGTAGTAGACATATAAACAGGTGATCCTAAGATAGTTGAAGGTTCTTTTGCAATTAATCCTGGACGCCAAATGTAGTCTCCTGTGCCTTGTTTCAGTTTAAGAGCAGCAGCAACCGTACTTTTATTCATCAACCATGCGGCTTTATTCATATATCGTTCATGTAAAGTAAACTTAACGGTAATAAAACCATCAGCAGTTAATGCTCCATCTGCCCCCATGCTTACTCGATCAACATAACCAATAGTACCAACAGCAGCATCAGTATAAGATAAGAAACCCCGTGGTTTTCCTATTCCGTCTCCTGAGACAAAAGCAGCGCCCTGAGCACGTGAAAATCGATCTCCAACTTTCATTGCGAGCCAATTTGGAACGTTAATTGCAGAATCTTCTAAGAAAGTTTGTGTCGCACGTGGTTTTGCGTAAATCACGTGGACAGGTATTCTCTTTCTACTAAACTGAGGTGTAGTTGTCTCAGCTCCTGCAACTGATTCAGTTTCCCATCCATACCCTGCCTCATCCCAATCAACTGGAAATTCAATAGCTCCAGTAGAAATAGTCACAACATTCGCTAATTGTCGAATTGGATCACTCTCAAACAATTTAGTAAATACACGACTAGACTGTGCAGTTGGAACAGTATAACCACCATCAGGGTCTATACCAACTGATAATGCTTTTTGCATCTCAGGTGTAAGATTCTGTTCACTACCCCTAGTTCGCATAAACTCTTCAAAAGATTTGGTGTACTCAGCATAATTCTTAGTGTCTACTTCCATATTCTTAGTAAGTGTATATTTCGCACCATCTTTACCATAAGAAAGTGCTGTCATTTGGAACTGTCGGGCATCTTTATACTCTACAGCAGCAACCTCTTTATTAGCTACACCCAAAGGTGATCGCTTCATTGCTATTTCCATTAGATCCATTCTCTCAGTCGCTGCAACAATCAACTTATCTTGTTTCTTAATCTCTTCAGCAGCAGCATCAAGAGCAACCTGACGAGTGGTAATATCTTCAGTTAGTTTTGCAATCTTTTCTTTAACAAAAGAATCCATAGATTTAGAATTACGATCTATTGTGCTTTTCAACTCATTATAATTACAATTTAACTCTTCGTAATTTTTATTGTAATTATCGCCTAATGCCTTAATCTCTTTCAATACGTTTTTTACTACTTCTGGTTCTTGAGCACCCTTAGTGGGGTCAGTGTTCTCATCTTTAGCTTCCCATAAATTAGCCATTAAAACTTCCCTCCTTTAAACATGACAATTTCTAAGTTCTCGTTCAATGTCCATTTGACCATTAATTGATCGTAACGCTTGCAAAACTGGATCAATAGCAAAAGTGTTTTTCTTATCCACCTCTCGTAGATTCTCTCTCACTTTTCTAATTACAGCTTTTGCAGCATTAAAAGAAAGACCCCCTACCTCTCGTAAGACACCTTCTAATTCTCTTATATTTTTTACTTCTTCGATTGCTTTTACACTTGTTAATACAGCTCTAGTATTTTTAGGAAAAGTAACATCTGAAATTTCCCATAAATCTGTTTTCTCTAAATATCTTGTACGTTTTTCTTCATCCAATCGATATTTTAATGAGTCAAAACCAATAGAAAACTGTGCGGCTTTTTTCATTTTTATAATAGAATGACGTTCTCTGCCCAATTGAGTATCAAGAGCAAATTTACCCCGCATAAATAAGCCTTTAGAATCTTCATGCAAATCTAACCAGACTCCATGTTCTTTATCTGGATCATGATTAAATAACATTAAGATTCCATTGCCATTTCTACCGCCTTTTTTTATTGTCTCAGTAAATGCCCCTTTCTCTACAATATCTCCCCAATACTCATCTTTTGGAGAATCTTTTTTACCACCAAATGTGCTGCCATACCCTTCAAATATCCCTTCTTCTGAAACCTCTGATTTTATCTCAAAAGAGAAATCAAAAAACTCTTTAGCCATAACAAATCCTCCCTCTTCTCTGCTCTAATTTCCTCTTATTTATATTATTTGTAACCGCTTTCCTTGTCATCAAATAGAGCAATACACAACGGCATAAAATCACGTTAGCAGCACTGCCATCAGGATCACCAGGATAAGAAAGAGGTTCACCAGTTTTAACAAATTTTTCATCCACTCCAACTCTTTCACCATTTGCAGCCACATGACTAAAAGGATCTTCACGAACTCGCTCATCTCCTGCGTTCATCCACTCTCTTTCAGTTACTAAACCTGAAGAAACAATAGCCTTATCTACGCTAAAAATAGTAACGGAATGAGTTTCAGTTTTTGCAATCACCATAGCTCGATACGAATTAGTAATTCCTTTTATTACTCTTATCTCTTTTGCAATCTCTCTAAATGTTTTACCTTCTATCATGCCTCTTTCCACTATCATTCTTAATAAACTTTTTGTAGTGTTGTTCACTTTTGTCACTTGTTCTACTGCTTGTTCTGCTATAAATAGTTTCACAGCAGCCCAAAAAACATTCATTGTAGAAGGATTCTCTTTCATTTCAAAATCAATTGAAGATGACTTCTCACCATTTAAATACTCTTGTACTTTATTCTGCATTGTAGAAGCAACTCGTTTGTAATGCAAAGAAACCGTTTTAATCATTCTTTGTGTTTCAGAAGCAATATGTTCTACATTGTAAATACCCATTTCTAAGTACCTGGCTGTATTTAAATATTGTCTTCCAAGTATATGTCTGATCTTAACCGCATATGGTTTTTCCAATAATCGCATTGTAAATTCCATATCCTGTTGATAGCGGGTTCTACCTATTTTTGTTAATACATCAATCATTCTTTCAACCCTAACAGCTTCAATGATTCTTCCTCAGTCAAGCCCTTTTTTTTCAATTTGTCTTTCACCTTACCTTCGTCTTCATCTTCACTCCCACCATCTTCATACTCTTTTAATAACATGTCAAGAGGAATCAAATTGCTAGGCACTAAAATAACATCGCCTCCTGGTCGGGGTGGAAGACTCACCATTGCTCTTTTTTCATTTATAGTAATGAATTGTGCCTTATTAGCTCTTTCCCACATTCTATGTCGTTTCCCAGCAAGAGCCGGGATGTCATCCAAAGCGTAATCTATAAAATACTTATCAGAAAAAGGAAAAAACCAAGCATTAAGTTCATCTCTAAAAAAGTTTAGATAGAAAAATATAGCCTCTTCCCAAAATGCAAGTCTCGCTTCCTCATAATTACTGAAAGTGGCATCC